ACATTATTTATAGTTGCTGAATTAAAGTCATATGAATATTCGGAATAACCTGCTGCTGTTCCTGATTTATTAACTAATTTAACATGTTCTACATTTTGAACACCTTTAACTGCCCCAATAACATTATATATTTCATTAAGAATTATGGGTTGATTAATTTGCCAGTTTTCTATATTAAAGTAATCCTTTAAGGAAGTAATGCATTCTAATAAAACTTGTTCATTGCTTGTTTGTTTAAAGGTAACTATATCAAATTCAACTCCAAAGTTAATAATAAAAGTATCTTTAATATTAATAGCGTCTGTTAACATTCTATATTCTTCAATATAAGTTTGAAGATTATGTTTGGTAGATGTATTAAGTGGAGTTAAGTTATTATTACTATCATATGCTAAGGTATGTAGATTAAGAGCGTTTGGGTTATTATTTGTACTATTACTAGTAATGCCACTTAAATCATCTCTAACAATATAAGCTTTTGCTATTTTACCAAATTTAGGGGGCATAGATAATGCGCGTATAATGTAATCTTCTCTTGAAACCGCACGGAGCTGTGCAGATGAATTAGCTATTGAATTTAATCGTATATCTTCAAGAGTATCGCCAGAACTACCACCGGTTGCTGGCATGCTATTATATACCTGTAATGAATCAACTACCGTATTAAATGTAGCAGGAGTAGATATACTATTATTTTTTATTATATTAGTTGTTCCTAATTTAGTTATAACTCCTGTAGGGACATTTGATATATTACCTCCACCAACTAAATATTGTACTGTTAATGTAGTGTTAGAGGGGACTTCACCATATGCCTTTGACATTAAAAAGTTTGAAGGATCATATGCTAAATCTAATTTAGAGGTTCCATTTCTATTATTTAAACCTACATTATCTGGATTTGGAATTATTTCAGCATCTTCATCATTACTAGTTCCAGAACCAAACTGAAGTTGGAGAATATCATTAGATGTAAATCTAGTTACAAATCTTTTAGGGACCTTTTTTAATCTTAGGATATAAGGTGTTTCATTTGAATAAGTACTTAAAGCTGAATTATTAGCAGTTACATTTAAAACATCTTCAAATATAGTTTCTTGGGCTAAATAAGGAACTTCATAGAATGGATTTCCGTCTGAATCCGTTACTTTTTCTATTCCTATAATATTAGATGCAGGAATTTCTAATGTTAAAAATCTTTCGGGAGCCCCTAAGGTAAATGTTGCTGTTTTGATTTCAGCACTTATTGCTTTACCTTGTTTTTTTATAAGATAATATTGAGGTTTACTACTACCATCAATACTTTGTGGGGAATCATCAAATTTATAAACCGAAACTTCTGTTGTATCTAATGAATTACTAACTTGAAAATTAATGTCTTCTTCAAGTAAAAAAGTAACCGGATCTGCTTGTGAAGTAGTAAATGTAGAGTTTTTCTTTAACGTAGGTGCATAATCCCAATCTGGGGAACTTCCATCAGCTTTAGCGGGTAGGGTAATATATAAATCTACCTCTGTTGTAGAGGGGGTAGATATAGCTGGTTTATATCCCGAATTATAAGCTAATGATAATATATTAGATTTTTCTCTTGCGGATTCTATAAATGTTTCCTGTATTTGGGTGTCTGTGTAATACGATAATACATCACCAACATAAGAAGCTAGTTCTAAGAATATCATACCTGGATTACCTTCTGAAAAATCATTAAAATTATCAGGGAAGTAATTTTTACTAAAATCAACTAAATCTTGTTTTAATTGATTGTAATTTCTATTTAAGTACTTAATATTTTTTTTATTAGTACCTGATGTATTATTTACTTTAGAATATGCCATTTAGTTACAGGGTTAAAGAAATTTCATTTGTATCATTATCTAATAAAACTCGATATTCAATTTTTATATTCAATGTTTTATCTTCAGAATTAACTTGTAGGTTAGAAATTTCAATTTGCGGGATATGGAATGCTATATTTTGATCAATTCTAGCCCTTAAATTTCTAATTCGTTCATTAGTTTCATTATTAGGGTCAAAAAGAATATCCCTTATTCCTACACCATAACTAGGTTCATGATACCTTTCCCCTGGAGATGTTAAAAGAAGATTAATAAGATTAGATTTTATTTGATCTTTTGTTGTATAGTTAAATTCAAATACACCCTTTTTAGTAAAAGGAATCTTAACCCCAATAGCTTTACGTGTATTGAGATCAAGTGGATCAATTCTATATCCTATTTTTTTCCTTATAGCCATTAGGGTCTAAATTCTTTTTTCTTTTCAATTGACTTCATTACAGGGGTCCAGTCTTTATTTACAAATTGACTTACAGGATCATTTGCATCAAACCTTTGTTCGGGTGTTGGAGATTCTGCGGTTTCTACTAATAATGAATTAAGAGTATCATTACCCGTGTTAAAATTAGGAGGTGCTATTTGTTCTCTTAGTTTAGCTCTAAAATCTTCGACTTCTTCTATAGGGGATTCAGACGTCTCTTTTACAACTAATTTTGTTTTTTTAAGATCCTTTTTTAACTTATCCATTTCGCGTTTTAGTGCATAGTCAATTTCTTCACGCACAACTTTTCTAATAATTTTCTCAAATTGTTGTATTTTCATTGTTATTAGTTTTTAATAAATATATTACTTTTTAGCTATTTGATAACCTGTGAAATTATTTTCAACTAAGTATTCAATAACTTTGGTTTTATTTGAATTTTCTAAATTATCTAATATATCTTCTGGGGCAAATTGGTCGGCTAGTTTTGTAACTAATTCTTCAGTGGTTGTATTAACACCAGTACCATTTGGACCAGCTATACCACCCCCTGTTGGTGGATTTTGTGCCATAGCTAATTCTAATTCTTTTAATTTATCAATTAAAACGGAATCTAAATAAAAACATCTAGCACGTATTTCTGATAATATTTCTTGTAGTTTTGTTCTTAATGGGATTAATTCATCCTGAATAGAATCGGTAACCTCAAATACAGGTCCAGAAATTGAGTTAGATAATTTTACTAATGCATCTATTTCTTTGATTTTAGATTTTACATATTTTAAAGCATCACCTGCTCTTACTGTAATAGTACCATTAGCTACAGGAAATACTTGTGCTGCGAGGACGACTTGCATTGTACCATTTAATATTCTAAGTGCGGGTATAAATTCAGATAAAAAAGATAAGAACCCATTTATAGAACCAAAGATTTGTTCTACCCTATCTACTTTTGCTAAAACGCCATCTATTTGGGTTATTAACTGTTGTATTCTAGCCTCAACAGCTTTACATTGTTGTTTTAATCTAATAAATTTAGCTTGAATAGCCGCAAATTCATCTGGGGTAGTAAGTATGGGTAAAGCATTTAAAATACTTTCTGGGGTCGGAACATTAACATTTATTTGGGTTTCTACAAAAGGAATTTGGTCCTTAATAAAAATAGTTTGCTGTTTACCATCAGCAATAACATTCATTATCGTTGGTAATTGTGCTGAAAATAATGTTATCATTTTATGTAAACGTTTTTGCTTTTAATTTGATTAATTTTTCCTTTTAGCACACCTAACTCAGTAATTAAGGGGGAAACTAATCCTATATTAGCAGGACTAGGTACTGTAGGGAGGGAAGGTATTGTAGTAATTTGGTGTAAAGCCGGGAGAACAACAGTATATAGGGTATTTAAATGATCTAAAATATCATTTAATAGTTGTTCTAATTCTTGGCCTTTTACAGCTGGATTATCTGCTAGTTTACTATCTTGTTTTACTTTTCCCAAATGTATTTTTGGGCTATTAACCGCGAATTTACCACTAGCCCCATCACTAGTATTAATATGAAAATCTTTATTGGTAGCAAATGCTATAGTACTATTAGATGAAAAAATAGAATCTTCTCTAGCATTAAATACTAAACGATCAGAAGTAATTATTACTTGTTTTCCTTGATATGTTTCAGGTGTTTTGATCATTATACTTGTTGTTCTTCAAATTCAATTAATTTTTGAGCCCAATTTGGTTCTTCAGAACCAAAAACATTATTCCACCTATTAGTTGTTTCCTTTGTTGGTTTACCTGGTTGGTAAGTATATGCTAAAAGAGCAGTAGGACCATTTTTAGCTTTAGTTGGTCTATATCCAAAATGCCAAGGTTCTGAACTTACAGTTCTTATAAATCCAAACTTCCACCCATGTTTACATAACCACTTATATCCTGGGCTAGTAGCATTAGCAGTAGAAAAATCACATGCTCTAGATCTACCATGGGGGGATTTATATGATGCCGCTGTTAGTGGTTCAAAATGCTTAGATTGAGGAGTTACATTATACGAATCTCCTACATTTTTGCCATCAAATGGTTGAATTACTGTTGATTTTTCTAACCAGGGTTCTTTAATTTTTCCTTTAAATTCAGATTTTAAATTAGCTAACCTAATAACTTTTTGTGATTTTTGGATTAAAATCCCATTTACATAAATATCATCTACAGGTGGTCTAAATCCACTATTTACAATAATCCTAGTTCCTGATTTTTCTGCTGATAAAAGCATTCTCATTAATGGTTTTGCTAAAATATCAGTAACTAATACATTACCATTGGAAAACTTTTTAGGAATAAGATATAGGGTCCTTTTAACTTTACTATTATCATTATAAGTTCCAGGTATTCTTACTAAATCTTCATATCCTCCTTGATTTACTACTTCGATTTCATCATCATCAGCGTGAGAACCATCATCCCCGGCCGCACTTAATTGTCCTTCTTCAATAGGGGATAAAACATCTGAGTTAGAATCTAAAGATGGACCATTAATTAATTCTTGAATAGGTAATATATTTTGTGCAAAATTTCTAATAGGTTCTAAACCTGTAGGGGCTTCCATAAAGTTAGCATTTAGAGAAGTAAAGTTTTTAGAAGATATATTAAAATTTTGTATATTCTGGTTTGAAGTTAAGTATATAGAGCTAGCATCTTCATTTATGTTTTCTAGGGGAGTATAATCTGGTGATGATTGTCCATTAGATATTATGGTGATAGGTTCTCCTTCACTATCATTTTCAGACCAATTATTTTTTCCTTGGGGTGTTGAAGACCCAAATCTAATACTATTACCAAATCTACCCTCTAATATCATATCACCTTCAAATGGTAACATATTTGTAGTAGTAGAGATTTTATTTTCTTCTGTGTATTCTCCTAGGGGTAATTCTCCTTCGCTTCTTTGAATATCAGATTCTGATGGGAGTGGATTACCCGAAGAATTATTCCATACATTTAATGGAGGAAAATAGAAATAATCTACATTAGTTGTATTCCCCCCTAATGCTGGGTAATATCTATCGCTAGGACCCTTAGTTAACTCTACTATTTCAGTATTAAGGGGGTGATAAGTTAAAAAATTAAAATAAGGTTTAGCTAAGGTACAGTATTTTAATATATCCTCTTTTCGAAGACCTCCTTGCTTTAAGCTAAGATTTCCCCAATATATCCACCCTATATAATTAGGATCAAATTCACCTAAAATATCTTTAAAAAAGAAATGATTTTCATCTAAAATAACACTATATACTCTCCCTTTAGTTGTAGGGGGTATATTAGAATTTCTAGATGTTCTAGATTCAATATTATTTTTTAGTTGACTCTTGCTCATTTTTAGCTACTTCTTCTGCAATTTGTTGGAGTTGTTTTAATTCATCATCTGTTAATAATGAATCTCCCCCACCAGAAGTAGTAGCACTATTCATACGTTGGATAACGGCCATCATTTTAATAAGATGTTCGTCATTTTTTACTCCAATTTCTAAATATTCTTTAATTAAAGGAACAACTACAGGTGCATCTCCAATATTTTGAATTAAGGGTTTAAGTTCAGCTATTAAAGAATTGACTTGTTTGTCTTTCTTTTTACTGTTAGTATAAATTTCCTTAAATACATCGGCTGATGTTTTTCCGTCAAAAAGTACTGTATCCAATGGGTTACTCATACCGATAAATATATAATTATAAAACTATTGGTTGC